TTCTACATTACTGGCGTCCAGCTCGAAGTTGGCACCACAGCAACAAACTTTGAGTATCGTCAGTACACTACTGAATTACAGTTATGCCAGCGGTATTATTGGAGAATTAATGGTGGTGTAGGTAGTGGTTCTCAAGTATACAATGGAGTTGGCACAGGAAACATATTAGGGTCTACATCGGCTCAAGTTATTATCCCATTAAATGCAACTATGAGATCATCAGCAACCATATCTTATGGCGGTTCAATTTATGCATCTGATGCATCTTCTTCGCAAACAATAACAACTTTAGGAACAAATTATGGCGGTACTCAAGCCGCCATGATCAACATGAATTTTTCTGGGGCTTCATTCAATTTAGGAAGAGGAGTTGTTTGTTACACAGGCTCTTCTTTAGGGACTGATTGGATTGCTGGTTCGGCGGAGTTATAAAATGTATAAATTATGCAAAGATTTTTTAGGAAACATTTGTTCTGTTGTATTGGATGGACATACAGCAATTCCTTTTGACCCAGATAACACAGACTACCAAGCCTACCTAAAATGGCTAGCTGAGGGCAACACTCCATTACCAGCGGACGAATAATATGGCACTAACTACAGTACAAAGCGCAATGATTGGTGGTGGAGCAGGCTCGACAGCTTTTGCTCCTTCTGTTCCTGTTTACGAGAACACACAGACTATTTCTACAAACTACACAATCACATCTAGCTCATCGGCAATGTCGGTTGGTCCAATTACTATTGCAACTTCTGTCAATGTCACGGTGCCAGCTGGTAGCCGTTGGGTCATTCTTTAAGGAAACACTATGGCACTCGGATCACTCTCGGTAGACACACTTAACACAAGCACAGGTGTTTTTGCGTCAAATAATGCTGTAACAGGTATTGCTAAGGCATGGGTAAATTTTACTTATTCAAGCGGAATTACTATTAATTCTTCTTTTAATGTAAGCTCTATGTCAAGAACTACAACTGGCGATTACACCATTAATTTTACAACTGCAATGCCTAGCACAAATTATGGTGTTTTGGGCACAACAATGTGTGATGCCACATTAAGTTCTCCAGCAGAAGTTATTGGTATTTATTCCTCAAGTGGTGTAGTTAATGGAAAAAATACTACTTCTGTTCGTATATTGGTAAAAAATCAATCATTTTCTACCCAAGACCCAGCAGATGCAACAGTTTGCATAGTAAGTGCATAAAGGATAAATCATGGCAGGCTCATTAACAATCGACACACTCGTAGATGGCTCGGGTAACAGCACGGCTGCAACGAACTGCATTCAAGGTTCGGCAAAGGCTTGGGCTAACTTCAACTCAAATGGTGGAACAATTGCTATTAGAGCTTCATACAATATTAGTTCAATAACTTATACATCAACTGGGTATTTTACGGCAAACCTTACAAATGCTTTATCTGATGCAAATTACAGTGTAGTTGGTAGTGCATCGGTAGATTCCGCAACTGCACAATTTATCACTTTTGAACCTTTTACAAATGCTTCTACTGGGGCATTGGTTTCACCTACTTCTTCATCATTTGTTATAGCAACAGGTCAATTTTCAGTAGGCGGAAAAAACCCCTATTATGTGATGTTTTCAGTATTTAGATAAGGAATAAAAATGAGCGTTTCTCTATACGGCAGTGGTCAGACGGTGTTGCAGGTGGTTCAAACTGTAGTTACTTCTGCGTTTACTTATTCGGGTGCAAATGCAACTTGGTATGATGTTACTGGATGGACAGCTACAATTACACCAAATAGTACAAATAGTAAAATTTTAGTTAGCTACAGTGGTTGCTTTTCTGTTGCTACTAGTGGAAATTATGGTTCTCTTACTAAAATACAAAGAAATGGTTCTGATATTGGAGTAGGCGCTTCAAGAGGTTCTACAACACAGGCAACATGTTCAATACTTGCACAAACTCCTAATTATGGGTTTTTACATCAGGCATCTTATTTAGATTCTCCATCATCAACATCTGCATTAACTTATAAAATTCAAGGGTGGACAGAAGCAGGTGCTGGCAATACTATTGTTGGTGGTTCATATAATACTGCCAATGCTTACAATGCAAGCACACCATATATTATTACTTTAATGGAAATCTCAGGAGCTTAAAAATGGCAAACTTACACGAAGCAATCTACGCATTAAACCCAACCGTTGTCACCATCCGTGGTGATGTGGCTTACGACAAAGACGAGAATATCGTTGAGTACGACAAGGCCGCGGCAGAGGCAAAAGTAGCTGAACTACAAGCAGCAGAAGAGGCAGCTGCAGCAGCTGCAGTGGCAGCCAAAGAGTCCGCTGTTGCTAAACTGGCAGCGCTTGGCCTTACTGAAGCCGAAGTCAAGGCTTTGATTGGATAACATGTCAGAGTTTATTGATAAAAACGAGGCGGCGCTGTCCGCGCATGAGCGAGTCTGTGAGATCCGCTATGAGTCCATCTGCGCCAGACTAAAGCGTCTGGAGCAGATCCTTATCGGCTCGGCAGGGTTTATTATTGTAACCTTAATAGCCATCGTCGCTAAGATACACTAATGAATAATGTCAGACCCATTCGGATTTACAGAGGGAGCGAAGACTCTCAGCGGTAGCCTAGACTCCGCCCGGCAAGGATCTAAACAACTGACCAAGTCCATCGAGGGCATCCAGCAGGATGGTGTCGATGTGGCAAAACAAAAAGCCCAAGAGCGCATGCGCGCCCGACGTGAGGCTGAATTTAAAAAACAAAACGCGCTTATCAAGGCCCTTGAGGAATGGAAGCGTAAAAAACAAATCTCCGACGAAGAGGCCCAGCTCAAAATCGACTTCGTAAAAAAGTACGGAGCCAAGGAGTGGGACGCGCTTTTAAAAATTAAACTGGATATAGAAAATCTTGAACGAAAGAATAACGAAGAATTTCAACATGACCTTAAAGAGGTTAGAAGAGTGCAGCTCTACTGTTTTGCAGTTGCTGCTGTCATTGCGTGGTATTTTACTTGGGGTATTAAATAATGTTCGGAATCGATGACATCATCGGCGCTGGTCTAAAGATTATTGACAAGGTAATCCCAGATCCAGCCGCCAAAGCAGAAGCCCAGCTAAAACTCCAGCAACTGGCCCAAGACGGCCACTTAGCTGAGTTGCAAGCTGATATGAACGAACAGAACAACGTCTCTGATCGCTGGAAGGCAGACCTATCATCTGATTCATGGCTGTCTAAAAACATCCGACCAATGACGTTGATTGCAATCCTTGTCGGATACTTTATATTTGCAACTGCCTCTGCCTTTGAGTTAAACGTAAAACAAGCATACGTAGAGCTTCTAGGCCAATGGGGTATGCTAATTATGAGCGCCTACTTCGGTGGTCGTACCCTTGAAAAAATTATGGACAAAAAGAAACAAGCAGAATGAATCCAAAAGAACACATCCTCATTATCGCGGCATGGTCGTTAGTTTGTGTAGTAGCAGCAATGCTACTCATGTTTGGCTTTGCAGTAATTGACCCAAATGTAGACGACACAGTAGTATTTCAAATTATTGGACCCGCCTTCCAGACCGTGATTGGTGGCTTTATCGGTCTCATCACAGGCATCAAAATAGGACAAGATAACAATGAATCTGAGTGAACACTTTACCCTTGAAGAACTTACCCATACAGACCATCGTGAGTTTGATAATACTCCTAACGATGCTGAACTGGCCAACCTTAAACGTCTGGCTGCATTTTTGGAAACTGTAAAACAAGCCCTTGACAACAAACCTATCATGATCAACAGCGCATTCCGGTGTAAACAGGTCAATGATGCGGTTGGTTCTAAGGACTCCTCACAACACCGTATTGGGTGCGCGGCTGATCTGCGTATCCCCGGAATGACCCCAGATGAGGTGGTGCGTGCTCTTATCAAAGCTGATTTGCCTTTTGACCAGATTATTCGTGAGTTTGATCGTTGGACTCACATTTCTGTGCCTAATCATGACGGCGATAAACCTCGCAAGCAAGCTCTCATCATAGATAAAGCTGGCACGCGCCCGTTTGCCTAAAACCTAAGTTTGCATTATTATATGCAAACAAGGAGGTACTATGTTCAAGATAATTACGTCTTGTATCTGCGCGGCTGCCTTGGTGTTTGGGTCTGTGAAGTATGACCCCATGGCAAACTGGCTGGCACAGTACGAGAAGAAGTTTGAATGGGTGGCCGAGTCCACGATTGAGTTAATTACCGGGTTTGAGGGAAGCCGCACAAAAGCCTACCAGGATCAAAAAGGAAACTGGACGATTGGGGTGGGGCATTTAATACGCTCTCAGGACCGTTATATGCTCCATAGAGAGCTTTCTGAGGATGAGGTAAGGGGTATCCTACACCAAGACCTAAAAAAGTGCTCAGATGCCCTAGAATCGGCTATAAAGGTCATGATTAACCGGCAGCAGGCTGACGCCTTGCACAGCTTGTGCCATAATATAGGGCCAGATAATATGGTCCGCTCAGATGTTGTTAAATACATCAATGAGGGTGACAAACAAAAAGCGGCAAACGCTTTTATGAACTGGACCAATCCCGGTCTTAAAAAGCGCCGCCAGGCTGAACGGGCTTTGTTTTTAGCCGGCGAATAAGGGCGTAAAACCCCATTTTTGTGCATTATTATAAATAGAACAACTAACCTTGAGGATTTAAAATGGAAGGCTTTAAAAAACTAGTTAAGGGCGTTAAATGCTTTAAAGAAGGTGGCTCTGTCTACAAGTCTCGCCATTCTGAAAAAGCGGAAATGAGTGAGGATATTGCTCAGGACAAAAAGCTCATCAAAAAAGCAATCTCCATGCACGACAAGCAAGAGCATAAGGGTGAGAAGACTGACCTTTCTAAGCTCAAAAAAGGCGGACGTGCTAAAAAAACCATCGGTACTGTTAACAAGTACAAGGCCGGCGGTTCTGTAGAAAATGTCTACACAGCTAAAAAGACATCCACAGACAAAAGCAACATTGCCAAAACTAAGGCTATTAAACCAGCCGCAGCCATGGATTCAAGCGCTGCTATGTCACCAATCGACAAGCTCAAAAACAGCCCAGCCGCATTTAAAAAAGGCGGTAAGGTTAAGAAATACGCTCCAGGTGGCTCGGTATTAGATTCAATTAAATCCGCTGGCACAGACCTTAAAAACAACATCCTTGGCACACCAGAGCAAAACGCAACAGCGCAGGCTAACCTAGACAAGCAAGCTCAATCTGGTTCTAAGCTGGCTGAGTTCTTTGGCGGCAAAAAAGATAATGTGGCTGACAAGAATAAAAAATGCAGCGGCGGGAGAATGAACTAAAATGCCAATCAAATCTAAAGCACAACTAGGCGCTATGTACGCCGCAGCCGAAGGTAAGTCTACTCTTGGCATCCCTAAAAAGGTTGGCAAGGAATTTGTTAAAGCCGGTAAAGCTAAACCAAACCTGCCACAAAAGGTAGCTAAGCGAGCCGCTGGTCGCGGGAGATAATTTTGGCCTACTCTGGCACTTACAATCAAACTAAGGTCAACGTTGACCAGCTGATTTCTTACGCGTATCGTGATGCGGGTAAAACATCGGAAGAGATGACGCCTGAGTACGTGCAGGCTGGCAAACAAGCATTATTTTATGTACTACAAAATTCCGTTAACCGTGGCGTTAATATTTGGCTGCAGAAAATTGTAGTTCTTGGTGCACAGACAAACCAACAAGTACTTCCTATGCCGACCAATACCGTTGACGTATTGGAGGCAAACTGGGTTTACATTGTTAACCCATCATTTAGCGGTGTATTGCCAACTTCTAGCACATCTGCTGCAGCTTTGTTTGACCAAACAAACAATTCCAATTTAGATCAACACGCCACAACAACACTAAGTCAAAACTATTTTGGTGCTGCCTATTCGCAGCAGACAAGGTTATTTTATGTTGGCTTTAACGCTTATGCTCCTAGCGGCAGTGCTACTTATGATTTGGATTTGCAAGTAAGTAACGACGGAATTAATTGGACAACTTGGCAATCGTTTGATGAGGTCACACTGGCTGATCGCGCGTGGCAGTACTATCCAATCGATACCACCCAGGCGTTTTATTACTACAGACTAAATAACCGCAACGCAACGTCTACCTATTCGTTACGTGCCATTCAGTTTGCTCAGTCACAACAAGTCATTCCTATGGCTCGTTTAAACCGTTCTGATTATTTCTCACTGCCTAATAAGCAATTTCCAAGCCAACGTACACTGCAATACTGGTTTAACCGCCAGATTGACCCACAGATGTATTTATGGCCGGTGCCAAACAATAACTTTCAAGTATTTTCTTTTATTTTGGAAGTACAACCACAAGATGTTGGTTCGCTGACAAATGAGTTGTACATGCCAGATCGTGTAATTCCTTACATTCAAGCCGCCTTGTCACACAAATTGGCAATGCAATTACCGGGAACAGATATCAATCGTATTCAATACTTGGAACAACAGGCAATGATTGCTCGCCAAGAATTTGAAGATGAAGACCGTGATAAGTCTCCTATTTACTTCCAACCTAATATAAGTTACTACACACGATGAGCGGCGCATATCAAATGACTTATGACAATCTGATTGCAGATGTCATAACTTACATGGAGCGTGATGATGC